TTAAGGCAATATTGATATTGTAGCATATACCTTCTCCTGTGCAGGACTTATAGACGATACCCTTACAAGTGGTAGAGTTGTATTTGCTTCATCTGGTGGATTACTGGCTGATGATGGAGATATGACTTTCTCAACTGATACACTTACTGTCAAAAAACTTGTCTTAAATGATGCTACTACTGCTACCACTGACATGCTTACATTAACTCCTAGCGGAGCAGTCGCAACAACTGCTATTTGGAAAGGTATTTATATAGATGGTGATGCCCTAGACCCCAGTGGAGATAATGCAGCAATAGAAGGTGTTTATGTTGATTTGAGTGGGGTAGCTGGAGCAACTGGTCTAGAGATGCGTGGAGTATATACATCTGTACCTCCAGGATTGGATTATGAGGCGATTCATAGCATTGGAAAAATAAAACTTGATAATGACGAGTCTACCTTGGCAGCTGGTGAAACTGCCACTGGAATAGACATTATTGTATTAGCTAGTGGTGCAGGTGGTGGGGAGTATCATGCTATAGATGTAGCTACTACGGGGACTAGTTCGGCGACACTAGCTGCACTAGGAACTCACACAGGAATAGATGTTATACATCAGCATACTGGTAGTTTTATTGCTCCTACTCAGGCTTGGACTTATGATGATAGTGGGGGAACGTATGGTGAGGTTACTACAGCTTTTGGCTCGGCAGGAACTGATGTGACTATATTTCCTGATGATGATGATGCAATATTTGTTGGTGCTAATGCAGCCTTTGATGAGATTGAAGTAATACTTGCAACTGCAGCAAGCGTAGACATCAAACCTACTTTTTGGTATTCAAAGGCAGCCTCATTTACACGATTCTTTCCTGCTGACGATACCGAAGGCTTTACTCAAGATGGAATTATAAGATTTGTTGGTAGTGATTTAACTGACTTTGCTGCACAAAGTGTTAATAGTGTAAGTAAGTTTTATATAAAAATAGTAAGGACTAAAAATAACGTAACTACTGATCCTATTGAAGATACTATAAAAACATTAGCTGCTACGGAATGTTTCTGGAATGCTGTAGGAGCACTACAAGTGGTAAGTGCTGCAGTTCCTACCATAACTACTGTCACCACTTTTACTGCTAGTGGTAATTTGGATGTAGGAGCATATGATTTTAGGGCACAGACTCTAACAGCCGATAGCTTGACTTCAGGACGAGTTGTGTTTGCTGGAACTGATGGAGTATTGAGTGACGACGGTGATTTTCTCTTTGCTACGGATACACTAACCGTTACTAAGATAGGAGCCTTTGAAGCTACTGGAGCTATCAATTTTGGCACTCAGAACATGACCAATGTAGATATTGATAGTGGAGCTATGGATGGAACAATCATAGGAGATGGAAGTGCTGCTGCGGGAACATTCGCAGCTATAACTGGTACTACTTTAACACTGTCAGCCCAATCAGCGGCAAGAGCTTTTTTGCCAACAGCCGACCAAGTTGTTCCTACTGGTACTTGGGTTAGAATCAAACTTACTGATGAAGATTTTGATGTTCTGGGTGAGTTTGATGATGCAGAAAAAACAGGAAATGCTGACCAGGATGAAGCTAATAAATTGCATGATGCTGATGGTGGTTTTGAAGCTAGTGATGTAGGTAGTCAAGTCTGGAACACTACTGATAATATATATTCTCTTGTAACAGCCTATGTTGATGCCACAGAACTTACCTTGGACAGTGATGGTTGTCCTGATGGGAATGAGGCTTATAAGATGTATAAGGCAAGGTTTACTGCTACTGTGGCTGGTAAGTATGTTATAGCTGCTGTAATTCAATATTATCCCTCTGTAGCCGATAAACCCTATGCTGGAGCCATTAGAAAGAATGGCCTCGTTGTTCTCTATAATTATACGCAATCATCAATTGTTACTAATAGGATAACGCTATTTATATGTGATATTGTTGATTTATCAATAAGCGACTATCTTGAGTTAGATACTTGGCACAATTCAGGAGCCAATGCTCTTGTAAATTATGATACTCAATGGACACATTTTGCAATACATAGAATATCATAATAAATTGGAGGTAAAATGAAGTCTACTGAGAAAAAGTTGTCTCAGAAAGAACAGTTAGAACAGGATGTGGGGAAGTTTGACCAGCAGATAGAGAGTTTGCGTAACCAGCTTATGCAGTTGATTGGGGCTAAAACATATGCCCAGAGTATGTTGAAGCAGATGAAGGAGAGTGGTAAGAAGGAGAAGTGATATGTCTCCGCATATTCGCAAGGGAAAAGTTGTTTATAAAAAGGTTGATGGACTGAAGAAGAAGGGTAAAAGTAAAAGTGTTAAAAAGGCAAAGCGTTATTTGAACGTCCTACGAGCAGTTGAGCACAGTGATTGGCGACCAACAGGTAAGAGTGCCAGGGATACTCGTAAATACAGTAGTGCCTGGAAAGGTGGGAAGAAACATGGCTAGAGAAACAGTACACGACAAACTAGTCTATTGGAAGAGCCAGATACGCAGGGGAATATCGTATCAACAGAAGTTTGGTCAGTCTAAGAAGTGGAAGGACTATCACGATTACTATTATGGCAAGTATAAGACTGATGTATATGCAGTAAATAAAGTATTCAGCATACTTCGTTCATCAGTTCCTCGTATCTACTTTCGCAATCCTAAAGTATTAGTCAGTCCTACCCGACCAGAGTTGGAGGAACGGGCATTTGTAGTACAGGCAGTAGATAACTTGCTTATCAAGCAAATGATGATGAAAGCTACGACTAAAGCACTCATACAAGATGCGTTTTTCTGTAATAGAGGCATTGCTAAGATAGGATATGACTCGCAGTATGGAAGTGTACCTGATTTTATAGCGAAGGAAGCTCCAGAAGAAGAGGCTATAGAGTATGATGTAACAGTGAAGCCTGGAATGCCGTGGGTGTTAAGGGCTAACCCCGAACACTTCCTTGTGCCTTGGGGAACAGCTTCTCTCAAGGATACTTCATGGGTAGCTCATAGAGTAGTGAGATTGTTGAGTGATGTTAAAAAGGATCCGATATATGAAAACACTGGTAAGTTAAAGGGTGGGTTAGTTAGAGAGCTGAGGGGTATGAAGGATAAAGAAGCGGGCATATCTGAGGCTGTTAGAGGTTCGCAGGATGAGGCAATTAAGGAGTATGCACTGCTGAGGAAGAGTGGGTTGAGATATGGGAAATAAGAGACTTGAAGCGTGAACAGATACTAGCCCTCAACCTTGACCATGACAAGTTCCTCCGTAGACCTGTCAGTGATGAGCTGCAAACAGACGGTGCTCCATTCGAGGACATCTGCTTCAATCCTGATAATGACGTTTACTGGGGACCATCTGACATGCGCATATTGGAGCCTTTGCAGTTAGAGCTTAATGAAACTCGTACACAGATGAGTCAGCACAGAAAAATAAACGTACTTAAACTTCTTATAAACGCAAGTAAAATGACACCCGAAGAAGCACAGAAACTTATGAATGGTGAGGTGGGTGGAATAGCACTTATAAATGAATTGGCTCAAGGTGATGTACTGCCTCTGCAGATAGGCGAGCCAGTGCAACTTCGAGCAGATGCTATGGATATAGAAAAGGACATCAGAGAGACTGTAGGGTTCAGCAGATTAGCTGAGGGTGCTGAGTCAGTTGCTCCTCGTAAGACTAAGTTTGAAGTGCAGGAAATGGGTCAAGGACATTGGATACGAATAGACGAGAGACGAGATGTCGTAGCAGATTTCCTTATACGAACATTGAAAAAGGTAAATAGAATTATTTTTGAGAAGTGGGATACAGCTAGGGTTATTCCTATTGTGGGACAAGATAGTGCTATTCATTGGATGCAATATACAGGTAAAGACCTAGAGGGTGAATATGACCTTTCTATTGATATGGATACAGGACGACCAGTGACAACTGAAACTGAAAGAAAAGATGCTTGGGAATTGTTAGAGCGATTAACAGCAAATCCTCTATATCTTGAGCATATCAACGTACCAAAACTACTTAGAGATGTAGTGAAATTGTATAAGTGGATAGATACAGATGAAATAGTTATGATGGGGCCAAGTCAAGCACAGGCAGGACCAATGGCTCCTCAAATTGAACAACTAGGTGGAGGAGGATTGATGGGACGATGAGGAATATTGTAGGGTATATTGACAAAGTAAAGGGTGAGTATGTGAGTTGTCTTGTTGAGAAACGAGGCAAAGGCATGGGGGATAGTGAACATATAGGAGGAGCCTTTGACAAAGCTAAAGGATATTGGGAGACGTTGGGAGATGAAGAAGACAGAGATGCGCATGTAGAGACGAAGAAGCAGCTACGAGAAGTATGTAAGCGTAAAGGACTCAGAAGTAAGTATATAGAGAATAGTTTTTAGTAAGGAGGCGAAGTATGGCTAGACTAGGGAAGCCTATCAAAAGCACTAGGCCCCTACGAAAGGACTACAGGCGAGTAACCCTGTTGCACAAAGGAGGCAGTTTCGAGTATAAGTTT